CCAAGCTAGGAGAACCGATACCCATTCTTTTTGGCGATCGTACAGAGCAAGGAACTGGTGGATTTGTCAACGCTCCACAGCTCGTTTACCAGCGTATGCACAGTGCCGGAACGTATGAATGGGCTCGCATTGGGTTCGTAATAGGAGAAGGCGGGGTTAGTTTAGATCGCCCTCCACAGCAGGGCTTTCGCATCGGGAACGATTTGATTCAGTCCAAACAGGACGAATACTGGAATTTAAGCGTCACTAACGGTTCTACTACCGATAACGACCCTACAACCAGCAATACACTTGTCTATGGAAATTACAACATCTTTAACACCCTAACAGCTAATAACGAGTTTTTTACGATTCAATGGGACACAACAACCATTCGTGGTTTCTCACAATCATTTAACCCAGGCAAAAGCTTTGGTTTAGAAGGTGAACCACCAGATTGTGAAACATCTGTTGACCAAGACTTTATTGTATCACTACCCAACCCAACAACTGGAACGAACATTCAATACAACGCGGTTGCAGCAGAGATTGCCAATACTCGCATTTGCGATACAACAGAGTTCGGATTCGGAGTAACTGTTCCGCCTCCATCACGAGTATCTGAAGATGATAACCCCATTCCTGTCGGGAGTAAATGGGAGTACAACGAAAACACTACGGGTGGCGGTATTTACAGCATCTCCCACTTAATTGCAGATGGCCAAATCGTAGACAGCATCACGAAAGTACCCGTTACTTATGGGACGGGATCGACTGGTTTCAATAGGGGCAGATTTAAGACAGGAGACAGGGTTCAGATTATATCGCCCGAAACTGCATTTTATGCCATTTATAGACATCTTTATGATGTGTTTCCAAAGGAAAGCCTTGAAAAAATGTGGGGACGCTTTTTGTCGGCTTATGGGGGTCAATTTGATGTGCTATTTATCAAGCTAGATGATTATCCCTCGTATATCTACCACTTAAACAACAGAAACGCTTTTCTTATCACAAACCAGTTCATCCGTATTGACGGGCAATTCGACCCTTCCGTTTACGACCCGTATGCGCCTTGTGAGCTGCCTGTTACCTCTGAGATACTGAAGGACTCCAGGGTGGGAAAAGTATTTTTCAAGTTGTTTTACCGAAAGATTGATAGTGTCACCACGGACTGGCGACCTGTCTGGGACAAGCCTTTCTGCATGGTCAACCCAAGTGAAGCTGAGCTATATGTCGGCTTTCGCGTGAAGCACCCTGGTTCTGATCCTAATGCTTACGAGTACAAACTAAAGCCTCTGCTTCCCAGCCAGACAGACACACAGCTAAGAGAGAAGTTTGAACGGTTTAAGTACGGGATAAAAACATCTCCTAATAGCCCAAACCGTGTGCCGGTACTGTACCCGAGCACAAACAAAACATTTAACGTTGTCGCCAACGACGGCTTCCGCATCATGTGGGAAGGATATTACGAACACGTCGTTTCTAACACTGAGCAGAATACGCAAAATACGAACTACAGCATCAACATCAGATATGTGAATGAAGGCATAAAGGATGCTCCTGACTATCCCCACATGGCGATGGGAGTGTTGACAGTAAGAGGCGGTAGAAACCTGTCAAACCTCAGCCAGCTTCTTTCCTATCACGACAAGGGCGCTCAAATAACAAAGGTAGATCAAACTACTGGTACGTCAAATCTTTTTCCTGATCTTTGCTATCACCTGCTTACGTACTATCCAGGCTCAAGCGGATCACTTACAAACAGTCAAATAGATCTAGCATCATTTAGAGATGCCAACGCATACACCCAAAGCAAAAACTTGTTTTATGACGGAGTAATTACAGAAAGGGTTGGAGCGCATGAGTTTATCAGTGAGCACGCCAAGTTTTTCTTGCATCGCTTTGGCGTAAGAAACGGCGTCTACACGTTGTTTCCTGCGCTAATTGACTCACAAGCAAAGGTGTCTACCGCGCCAGCAAGCCAAACCGTAACTCTCGACATTATCGTCCCAGGCTCACTCACATTTGAGTATGCCACTCTTGCGGAAAGAGGTGATGCCAACGTCACCATTGTTTGGCGCAGACAAAACCGTTACATGCCTGGCACAGAAGAAACAGTCACGGTTGGACCAGCTACTTATCAAGGCCCTGATCGCTTGAACTACGACCTCTCAGGTTTCTGCACGTCAAAAGAGCACGCACTTACGGTGGCACGTTTCTTGCTTGCCATGCGAAAGCAACAGGACAAGACCGTTACGTTTACGTGCTTCAAGAGCAGCGTTGATCTGAACCCGGGTCGTCTGTTCAAGTTCAATCTGTCAATCACGACTAGCGCCGGCCAGACTTTTACGGAAACGGATCAGTATCAAGTCACTTCCACGACTTATCGTGAGGATGGCCTTCTGGATATTCGCGCTGTGCGTATGCCAACGGGAATGTCTAGCGACGTTTTCAGCGCCACTAAATACCCTGAGGTGTCATGACCTTTCCTGCGATACAACCCACAAGCCGCACTTGGACCATGGGTGAAATCGGTCAAGGCAATTTCACGGCTGCCAGTGGCGTAGAAGTTCGCGTGTTGTACGGCTCTAACGTCTTAAACCAACGCCTAGAGCTAAGTTTCGCCAACATCACCGAAGCCCAAGCCACAGAATTTGACACACATTATGCGTCTGTGCGTGGGACGTTCGACTATTTCTCGTTGCCTACAGCAACCTACGCCGGTATGACAGCTGCTGGTTTCAGGACGAACTTCAACCGATGGCGCTATGCCGAACCACCTAAAATCGAATCGGTTCAGACTGGCGTTCACACTGTGAGCGTGAGCTTAGTCGCTGTAACTAGCTAAACTTGAGCCATGGCAAAGTATTTCACCGGAACTGACGGCGCCTTCTTTGTAGATGGCACGCAAACGGCCAAGATTTCCGGGTGGTCACTTAATGCGCAAGTTTCAACGCTAGAAACCACGACTCTTGGCGATTACGCCAGAGAATATGTTGCAGGCATCCAGTCTTATAGCGGCACTGCAACGCTTTACTACTACGTTGACGTAAACAACAACCTTGACGGCAAGGACTTGCTTGAAGAGGTGATCCGCACCACAGCACCAGATCGCACACCGCAACATAGCTTGACTCTGCGCCTGCAGGAGTTACCTGTCCGGCAGGTCAAACTCAAGGTTGTGATCACCTCAGCCAATATCACCACGTCAGTTGGCGAGCTGGTTACGGCTGAGATTTCGTTTACGGGCACCGAAGCACTACAAGAAGCCTCCTTGTCTCAGTAATGGCTGTATATCTTGGCGATTCCGGGTTTGTCGAGTTCAGCCGCACTGGTGCGGAAAAAGGCATCATTGTCGATGTCGATCCAGCAGATGTCAGCACCTCTGCACGCCGTCTGAACTTCGGCTTCAAGAACAACCAATTTATGACAGGCGATCGAGTGCAGTTTGTGCGCTTGGATTCAACCGGACTAACCAGCACTAGCAATCTGGATTTTGCCGTTGCCGCCAGTTTCCCCGGAAGTGCAGCCTCACCGCAGGCTGCCTGGTACGTCAATGTTGACGAGCAAAACGGGATGCGTCTCTATAACAGCTCACCGGAAGCTATTGACGGAAATGCAAGTGATGCACTTGAACTTGCCGTTCCAGCATCGCAGTACAAGGTTCGCGCTTCGATCAAAAACAACCTGTATAGCTGCTTCGGTCAACTGCAGTCCTACGAGCTGAACACCGACCGCGAGGTTGTTGACGCCACTGTTCTTGGTGAATACACCCGCAACCAAATCAGCAGCCTGATCTCCGGCTCTGGTTCGATGACTGCTTTTTGGGATTACAAGCCCACTGAAAATACAACTGGAACGGACAGCCAAGTTGACATCAGTAACTATTACCACCAGCTGATTTTGCGTCAGCAGCAGGGTTCAGAGTTTAACGGACGCTTTTTCGTCACACGGCCTCCGGTGGATTCAACCGCAAAGATGGTGTACTACGAGGCAAAGTGCGTCGTTACAGGCGTGGCAATTTCTTTCGCGCCTGGTGATGTGCTACAGAGTCGGATTGAATTTATTACGACCGGACGGATCGAATTGCGTGTCCGCAAGGCAGACGCACTGTTTAACAGGCTAATCAACCAGACTTCTGGCGCATATAATCTCCAGAACAGCACTGGTAGACTTGGCTTGACGAATCCGTAAGTCTTATCGAGGACCGTTCTCAGCATGGCTGACTACAAAGTAACAGACCTAAATGAGATCCTTGCGACTTCGGTAGCGTCTGACGACCTGGCGCTGCTGGTAGACATTACGGCGTCTGAAGACAAAAAGATTAAGGTTGAAGAGCTTTCCAAAGCTATTGCCAACAACCTTCCAACCAATACTGTCAACGGTGACCGACTAGCCAACGATACAGTCACTGCAACCCAGATCGCTGCTGGTGCGGTCACTTCCAGCGAACTTGCCGACAACTCTGTCGAGCGCAACCATGTTGTTGCTGGTGAGATTAGCGGTTCCGCCACGGCTCGCGGCAAAGTACATATCGAAGCTGGGTCGATCAATGCGACCGATATTGCCAACAGCTCCATCACCAACACGCAACTCAGCGGTGGCACGCTGGTTCCAACAGGCGGTTTAACCGATAGCGAAGTAAGCGCTTCTGCCGACATCCAGCTATCGAAGCTTGAAGACGCCTCACCAAATACCGTTCTTGCCGGGCCATCAACCGGCGTTGTTGCGGGTAATGTTACGGCCCGCGCTTTAGTTAGCGCAGATCTTCCGGTCGCCACCACCACTGATGCGGGTGCTGTTTCCGTACCAACGGGCAACGGACTAAACCTTGCCGGTGGTGTTCTTAGCCATACCGACACCGTTACAGCGGCCAACCTCGGCTGGATCGCTTTCAACGGCACAGGTCATATCACCAGTGCCCGTGCGTTGACGGCAGCAGATCTGCCAATTGCAACTACATCAAGCCTTGGTGTTGCCAGCATCGGCTCCGGCTTAGCCATTACCGGCGGCGGTGTACTTTCGCTTGACGTTGCGACGGTCTCATCCATCGGCGGTATTGCCATTGGCACGGAATTTACCGTTGGCGGAAGCAGCGATCTACAGCTAGCAACTTCCGGTGTAACCCCTGGAGCGTATCCCAAGGTCACGGTCAATGACAAAGGTATTGTCACTGCCGGGACAGTGCTTGCTGATGTTGACATCCCAGATCACAGCGCAGCTGTACTGACATCAGGGACACTCGACGCCGCTCGGCTTGGAACGAATACGATCACAGGAGACAAGCTGGCCGATGACTCAACTTGCATCATCCAATCAACCACTCCGGCTTCTGGCGATTACGAGGGCCAGTTTTTCTTGAATAGCACTTCAAACGTATTGACGGTCTGGAACGGCTCAGCGTTTGTTGCCGTTTCAGCTGCAGCCGCTATTGATGACGGAACCTACTGATGGCAATTCAAAACCTGCGCTCATCTACAGCGAATAAGCGTCCTGATCCTCTCGGTTTGACTGAGGGGCAGCTAGCGGTTAATTACGAGGCCAGCAGTCCTGCGCTTTTCTTTAGCGACGACGCCAACAACCTAGTCAAGATCGGCCCAGTTCATGTTGGTGTCGTACCACCGAACGCCTCTCCTGCAGGAATGCCAGGAAATTCCGTTGGTGAGATCTGGTTAGATACCTTCAGTACACCAGCTGCGATCCGCGTTTATGACGGAACGACTTGGCAGAGTTTGGTGAGTGGCGCTGGCGACTCCATCCGAATTGGAACTGCCAAGACTCCAGCGTCTGCTACTGACACAGGCGTTCAGGGTGAGATCTGCTGGGACGCCGATTTTATTTACGTTTGCGTTGCGACTGACACTTGGAAGCGCACTGCCTTGAGCACTTGGTAAGACTGCCTATAATTTGCGTATAAATTCCGGCCTTCGGGCGCTAAGGAATGGCTTTACAGCACAAGCGATCTTCTATCGCAAATAAGCGTCCTGATCCGACGAGTTTATCGGATGGACAGCTTGCAATAAACCTGAATATTTTAAGCACCGGGCTTTTTTACCGCGATTCCAGCAATTCACTGGTCAAGGTTGGTCCGGTTCATATCGGTGCAACCGCTCCAAACGCTAGTCCGCCTGTTGGTGGTGCTACCGGCAATGCAGTCGGTGAGCAATGGATTGACACCACCGGCGGCACATACGTTCTAAAAACCTGGGACGGCATCAGCTGGACAGAACTCAGTGTTGTTGAGATTACAGGTGCAAACGGATCAGCGACGTTGCCATCTGGCACGGAAGCGCAACGAGACAGTTCACCATCTGCTGGTTATATCCGCTTTAACACTGATTCAACCCAATTTGAAGGATATAACGGTACATCTTGGGCAAGTGTCGGCGGTGGAGCGACTGGCGGCGGTAGCGACGCATGGGCAGTCGAGCACGACAATACAGTAACAACTTCATATACAATCACTACAGGCAAAAACGTGATCAGCGCTGGTCCGATCACGATTAACAGTGGCGCAGTTGTCACTGTTCCTTCTGGATCTACTTGGGTGGTGGCTTAATCATGTCTATTCGCATTGATGGCACTAATACCACCGCTAATCCAGGTATTACGGGAGGAGACGC